AGTTCTTTAACTAGTTGTCCTCTACTTATTGCCATAGTTATCCTCCATTATACTCCTGTTGTGCCTTTTAATTGGTGTTCATTTATGATCGTTACCAAGTTAACGTTAGCAGAACCTGCTTCGTTATTCTCGATATCTTTCGAGATACCAATTATTCTTAATTGTGCCGTAGCTGTCTTCTGATCAGACGTATCTAATTCTACTTTAGATACATAGTCTGGAGAAGATCCTGCTGCATACACAATATCGGCGTTAAGTCCGACGTCAGCTGCTGCTGTTGCGCCGTCCGCTTGAATTTCAAACCTTTCATATGGGTCATCACTCACGAAGCCTTTAATATCTGTTGCAGTATTAGAAGCGTCTAAGTGATTAGCAAATGTAGGTTTGCTTGTAGATGCGTCAGTAAAGAAAACACCACCTAGGGATCCTAGTAATGTATCTGTTGCTGCAGCTACTCCAATTGTTCCAGCAGCTAAAATTTCTACTGGGTCATTGAAATATATTGCTGAAGCACTAGCAGATATATCATACTCGGATAAACCTTGGTTGTCTCTATTCTGACCAACTTTGCCCATGGGTCTTAACCCAAAAGCAGCGTCTTTATTTGCCATAGTTTTTCTCCTTTTGCAAAATCACTTCAACGTGACTTTGCGGTTAACATTAATGTGTTTTTGATATCACAAAGAAATTATTTCTTCGTACCACCAAAAGTTACACGACTTTGTCTCTCAGCATTAATCGGCATGCTGGAGTGCTCTTCCTTCAAAAGGTCGTTGTTAACTGCATCGTCTCGATCTTGAGTCTGTTTTTTAAAGTACTCTTCTCGAGCTTTCGCAACCTCTTCTGGTATCCTAGCGAGCACTAGGCCGCCAACTCCAATGACTCCTGCGTATTTACCGTCTTTCATCGAGGGATAAGATGCATCTGGATATTCATCAGCTCTCACTAATTCCCATCCTGATCTCATTTTTCCTGACATGTTTTTAGTATCGTCAAATCCTAAAACTTCAGTTCTTATCCATCTATGCCTAAAACCGTCTGGCGCA